TCATCTGGAACTATTAATTCTTTAGGCATAATTATATCGCCTTCTGATAATACCATCATTCCTCCCCCTTAGTTTTCTTTTTATCCTCTTTCCCCTCAGACTTCTTTTGGCTTTCTAAGAAATAGTTTAAATCTGACATTTTGGTTGGGTTATCTGTTACTCCTCTTGGGTAATTACCCTCTTTATCTCTCATTTCAAAATAAGCTTCTCCTCTCCTTAATTTTCCCTCGTGACTCATCTTAATTCTGTGTGTTTGTAATTCTATGAATACTTCTCGGATTAGTAACCATAGTAACACCAACCTCCCAAGATCTTATAGTGAATTTAATACCCGGATCTTCGATAGTTTTAGTTGTAAGACTTTGCACTGTTTTCCAAGTTGCAGAAGTTTGTCCCATAACTATCAAAGCTTCGTCATCTGGAACAGAATTGCTTTTAATTACAGTTAATCCGCATAATTGGCCAACCTTTCCATTACTTACAACATCAGCAGTTTTAAAAGATGGGTTGTTAATAACTTTACTATTCATCATCAAGTTCTTATAATCTGTTGGGCTTAATAATAAATATCCATTTGCTTGAACATCATAATCATAACCTTCTATTGTTGCTATTCCTGTCAAAATATCTCTTATAGGGTCTCTATCAGCGACGGTTGCATTGTCCCAAGTTGCTGTTGCAGCTGCGGTATTTATGTCTGAGTCTGCTATTAACGCTGCATATATTGTGTCATCCACACTCTTTGCGATTGCTCTTGCTACTCTTGTAAGTGTTCTTTGCATAACATCTATAGCGTTTGTCTTTGCATCTTCCCAAGATACCACAGCTTCTCCTGCGTGTTTCAAATGTCTAACAGATGTTTCTTCCCATTGTGGTTCTAAATAAGGGAATTGTGATAATCTACTAACACCTTTAACATTACGAGTTCCTTTTGCTGCTAACTCACTTGCATCTTCTTTATAAAAAGTCTCTTTCCAACTTGTAGATTTTTGAACTAAACAAACTTGCTTAAATTTGTAATTTCTTAAAGCAAATCCTATAACTGCACGATTGATGTTCTCATCCCTTAGACTTTCTTGTTGTAGTTTTTCTAATGCCATTTTAATAAACTCCTACTGCCACTTCAATAGATGAACCTGTTGCTTCTGTATCCATACAGATGCCTACTTTTTGGCTTAATGCTGATGCTGAAACAACAGATGCTCCGCTTGTTACTGCGTTTGCTCCTGATAATATCATAACTTCTCCTACCTTAACTCCACCTGCTCCTGTAACAATATCAAAAATACCTTTAGTCCATAATCCAATTGTAGTTGCTCCATCCGACGCTTCTTTGTCTGCTGCTGCAATTCCTGCAAATGCTGACCCCTTAGTTGTTGCGTGACTTCCACTTGCTACCATTCCATCTGTAACAAACATTAAGTCTCCTTTATTAACGCTCGCATTATCAGAAATAGTAAAATCCACGACGTCACCGCCGTTTCCTAATAGTTGCACAACCTCTGCTCCACTTACCATAATAATCTTAGGTATTACATCTTTTTAAATGTTTTGGTGGTCTTATTTTCTGGGAAAATATTTGAAGGGGTGCGAACTTTAGTAAAATAAAAAAATTAAGAACCGCTGTTTGTGTCTATTTTGTGGCCAGTAGTGGTGTAGTACCTAAATCATAATGTAGTGACTAAATGTAGTGCCTAACCCAGGCCGGATAGCTTCTCCACAGGAAATGAAGGTTAAGGCACCTCTATTTCCTATGGAGCATTTCCTGTGTAACTGGGCTTTTAAAGGCTTAAAACGGGCAAATACAGGTTTTCCACAGGAAACAGAGGTTAACACAGCTCCATTTCCTATGGAACTTTGGGGCTCCCTCCCCTCCGTCGGCCGCCCTCCGGGCAGGGGCGAAGCCCCTTATGGCATAGGCCGACGGAGGCCACCACAGGCCGACGAGTGGGGTGGTGGGGGGTTACCTATAACAACAATGTATCATAAACCGAGAAGACTTTAAGAAGTGGTTCGCTGTTAAGCGAACCACGTATGCAAAGTATTTAAAGGTTTGGCCGTTGTTATAGGTAATGAGTAGTAACATAGATTTAAATAATCTTAATAACTATTAATAATATCATACAGACACAACTCAGGAGTATGAGTGTATGATAGTTGTTGAAAAGTGAGAATCACTTACACACCTATTCCCAAACGACAACGTAGTTAGGTATTAAATACTTATGAAACGGGGGGGAGCAATGGGTCACTGTGAGTGTGTGTTATGCGAATGCCAGTATGTCTCTGGCTCACAAAAAGCAAGCGACCGCATAACCTTCTGAAGCCCTCTTAGGCAGTGGGCAATGCAGTTATGCTTAAGCTTTTTCAAAGCTTAGGCAGTGAGTAAATTAATTCTACCATAAGACACACACCAATTAACTATAAAGTAGTAAGAAAGATTTAAATATGTGTGTGTTTTATTCTTATTATGAATAGTAGAGAAAAAGAAAGAAACATAAGAATTACATTTGTAATGAATGAGATTAAGAAAGTTCCAGATAAAATAACACTAATGTATAAAATAATGAGAATGTGGGGATGTTCCAAGAGAGTAGCTAAAGAATATATTGAGGTGGCCAGCAATGGAAAGTAGTGCAACTATGGAAGTCAAAATAACTAAAAAGGATTGGGAATTGATTAAGAAATCTTGTGAAGATGGAATTAAAAGAGCTATGCTTGATTTAGAAATGAGCAGAGTTGGATGGTATAAGGCAGATAAAGAGATACAATTTATAGAAGAATCAGAATGTTTGGATGAAGAAAAAGACGAAAAAATGCAAGATTTGCGGAAAACTACTTCACCCAAAAAATAAATCAGGATTATGTTCATATCACTATGTTTTAAGATGGGTCAAAAAAAACAGGAAAAACCAGTCCTTAAAATATGGGAAATGAAAAGCAAAGACAAAAATGAGTTACTTAGACATCAACGAGCAGTGCAAAAAGCTAAAAATAAAACTGGATAAATGGCAAGAGGAAATTATACAATCCAAAGAGAAACTTATTGCGATAAGAGCAGGAAGACAGGTGGGGAAATCCACTGTCGTATCCTTGAAAGCAGCGTTGTATGCATTGCAACATCCGAAGAAGACTGTCCTTATTATTGCGAGTGTAGACCGTCAGGCACAGCTGCTTTTCGAGAAAGTTGTAGAGACTATTTTAGTCTTAGACAGAAAACAAGTAGGAATAAAGAAGAACAAACCAACTAAACATCATATGAAATTAAAGAATGGCACACACGTTTATTGTTTGCCCACTGGAAGAAGTGGGTATGGTATCAGGGGTTACACAATTGATTTACTCATTGCAGATGAAGCAGCGTTTATTCCTCAAGAAGTTTGGACGGCAGTTGTGCCTATGTTGGCTACTACGAAAGGGAATATAATCTTATTATCAACACCTATGGGGATGTCTGGATATTTCTATGAATGTTTTAATGATCCTGAATATAAAACTTGGGCTGTGAGTTCTGAAGACTGCTCAAGAATTACAAAAGAATTTTTAGAAAAACAAAAGAAAAGGATGACATTATTAGAGTATGCTCAAGAGTTTAAGGGAGAATTCTTAGAAGAACTTACTCAGTTTTTCTCGTCAACGCTGATTGAACAAACCCTTACTCTTGACCCTTTGGGGATTCCGCCTAATAATTCCCAAAGGGAATATTATTTAGGTGTAGATATTGCGAGATATGGTGGGGATGAAAACGCTTTTGCAGTTTTGCAATACAATAACAAAGACAGCTTAGAAGTTGTGTCAGTAGAAACAACCTCAAACATAACAACAACAGACACATTAGGAAGAATAATAGATTTACATAGAATTTATAAATTTAAGAAAATCTATTTAGATGATGGAGGATTGGGCGCACCTATATTAGACTTCCTACTGGAACACAATGAAACCAAACGAGTTGTTGTTGGACTCAATAATGCGAGCAGAAGTATCTCAAGAGAAAAGAAGAAAAGACTCCTTAAAGAAGATTTGTATGGGAACTTGTTACGACTTATGGAACAATCCAAAATCAAAATTATTAAAGATGCAGCTGTTGCTCGAAGTCTTGCGTCAATACAATTCGAGTATACAACAGAAGGAAACCTTAAAATATTCGGAAGATACACCCACATAACAGAAGCTATTATCAGATGTGCGTGGTGTTCTATGGCGAAAGGTTTAAATGTTTATATAACTTATTAAAACTATGGCAGTAACACTAACAACTTCAGGAGCAGTTCTTATTAAGGCCGGGAAAAATGTTAGTAGCGACCTCACAGGAGTAGGAAACACAACACTGGGAAAAACAGCAGATCAGATAATAAGCCAATATATCAATGAAGCTGAAGCTGTGATTAATTCTGAAACACGTTATAACTGGATAGATGGATATGCAGGTTTGAATGATGATGTTAAAAATATACTCAATGAAGTGGCCTCTAACATAGCTGCAATGTATGCAGTTACTTATGATATGTCAGGATACACGAGCAGGATTGAAGCAGAAACTATTATGGATGTTTTGATAGACTCAGCAAAGAGAGGTTTATCATTATTAAAAGACAAAAAGGTTGAAACCTTTATTAAGGGGGCATAATGGCAGTTCCAATAATTTACAGAGAAGGGCAGGCTCGTTCAATAGCGAGCTACAATTATGTGGATTTAGCAAGTGGGACTGGTTATGTGGATTTTTATGCTGGTAAAACTGTGGATACAAACAGGTTGTCTGCGAATGCTTTTTGGAGTGATAAGGTTTGCACAGGAACAACATCAGTCGCAACAACAACAGGTTACGAGAAGCAGAGTGATGTAGATTTTGACATAGAGTTTGTTCTCCCTCAAACAGTGGATGGAAAAACTATCATCAATGTTCCAATAGCTTTTCACGCATTATCAGATGGAGCTGCAATAGGTGTTTATTGCATCTGCAAAGTTAGAAAATATGATGGAACAACTGAAACAGATTTAGTGGAAAATCAATCAACAATAATCGCAACAACAAACTCCGTAATAAACACCACTGAATCAGGGATTGTTTGTGTTGATGTTGATATTCCAAAAACAACATTTAAGGGTGGTGAGACTTTAAGACTTACTATTGAATTGTGGGGGAGTGTTAGTGCAGCTGCTACAAGCAACTTCTTTTTTGGACACGATCCTAAATCAAGAACAACTACAAACATCGAGGATGACACTACTTTTGATTTTGGAACAACATACCAAACTAATACAACAGAATCTAACTTGATCTTTCAAGTTCCATTCAGGATAGATTTATAATGGCATCGACAAATATTGGAGCAGCAGAGAGAAGTGATTTAACAAATGCAATCACAGACTATTCAGTAGATCCAATGAACATAGAAGGTGTGGGGGATCAAGAGGAGACTTATTATGACAATTCAAACTGGTCTCAATATTTAGGATATTACAAAAAAATTCCAGAACTAAAATCTGCAATAGATGCGATAGCCAGATGGACTTTAGGAAAAGGATTTAAAGCAGACAATCGAGTTTCAGTTATTTTGAATGGTATTATGGGATTTGGAGAAGAC